GGTTACAACCCACCTCACAATTGTGTACTTGATTGGGTAGATGTGGAAACCGGTCAACCACCTGAAGATAGTTAAGAGGTTGCTAATATTGCTATAAAGCGTAAATTTTAACAAATGAGCTCTCCTAAACTTAATAAAATCGGCGTTATTGGCACGCAGTGTATTGGTAAAACTACTCTTATCCAAGACATGAAAGAGCGGTGGCCTGATTTTACAACCCCAAAATCGACTTATAGGGATTTAATTAAAGAGAAAAAATTACCTGTAAATAAGAACGGTACAAAAGAGTCTCAAGAGCTTATTTTAAATCATCTAGTTGATGAAGCTATGTCTAATGTAGGTAAAAAGAAGATTATCTATGATCGTACACCTATTGATAACTTAGTTTACTCTCTATGGCTTTACGAAAAAGGTTTATCAGATATTGATGAAGCTTTTATTGACAAAACAGTAAAGCTTGTTAGAGAGTCAATAAAATTTTACTCAATTATTTTTTATTTACCATTTTGTAAAGAAAATGATGTTGCACTAACTGAAGCTCCTAATAGAGACGTTGACCCTATTTACCGCTCTGAAATCGGTCATTTATTTGAAGGTATTTACAAAGCTTGGGAAAAAGGCGGTTCAAGATTCTTTGAAACTGATGATTGTCCTGCATTTATACCTATTTTTGGTAGTCGTCAAGAACGTATAGCTATGATGAGTCTTTACATTAACGATAAAGGTGAGTTCTACGGGGAAAACGATACTCTAGTAGGAGATTTTATTCAGCAAGAATTTTTGAAAAAACAATTCGAAAAGAGTTGACCTAAGTAAAATAATTGTTCATATTTCTGTTATGGACAATTATACAATACTTTTAAATAAAACTCAGTTAGTAGTAGACAATCTTGTTAATAGGGACCCTGAAATAACAGTAGGGGATATTATCAATTATTTAGAACGCACGAAATCTTTACCTGGTGCAACTGAATATATTACTGAAGAGTCGGTAATACTAAAAATGATTAGTACAGCTAAAGGAGAAGAACCTGAACTACCAAATGAACCTTCTCTAGAAGATATTGAAGAAGAGAGAAAACAAAAATACGGTAAAAAACTGGCTGAAATAGGTACAATGTTAAGAATGAAGCCAGCTGAACGAGCTGTGTTTCTTGCTCGTAAAAAAGCTGCTGCAGAAAAACGCGCTTTAGAGGCAGAAGAAGTAGTTGAAGAAGAAGTACAAGAAGTGCAAGAGCTTGACCCTGTTGTGAAAAAAATTGTTAGTGAACAGAGATATTTTTCTGTAACAATTATTGAAGACGAAGAAGAAGAAAACTACAAGTCAAGAGAAGATTAACCTTTAAGGTACTTTTCTGTGAGTACTATAAATTTCATACCTTTTTTAGCAGCATACTCAGATGCTGCTTTCCATTTACACTGATTTTGATGGTACATTAAATTCTCATACAAAATAGTACTTTGTTTTTTATTTGGGGTAGAAACTGGAGCTTGTGTTTGAGAATGAGGCTTTAATTCAATTAAATACTTTTGAGCATTACCAGTACCATCTTTTATAGCAGCTATTAAATCCACATAATACTTGTGTACTTTATGATCTGCATCATTATAGTAAGGTACAACTATTGATTCACTAGCCCATGCTACTACATTTGAATTGGTATCAAAAAAATAAAAGAATTGACGTTCTAAAGAAGACCGGTAAATTGGATTTACACTACCTTTATACTTTTCTTTGTTTATAGGGTTATAAACACCTTGTATATATTTGCTATTTTTAGATGTACCCATATTATATAGTTACTTACCAATGACAATATCTCCAAACTTTGTTATACAGATATTTTATCAGTATTGTAAGAAACCATCCTTTAGAAAAACTACAGGAACTTACAATTCTGAATGTCCGTATTGTCATGAAGGTAAAAGTGCTGGCAGAAAGAAACGCTTCTTTTATATCCCAGAAGAAAACCATCTTTACTGTCATAACTGTAATGTAAGCAAAAATGCTTTAGATTTTATTAAAGACCAGACAGGAATGACTGTATCTGAAGTCTTAAAAGAAGCTGGAGAATATACATCTTCTGCAGAAGAAATCATTAAACAGTCGACTTTTGTAAAAAAACCAAACATTAAAAGCTTACCAGAAGATAGTATTAATTTGTTTGATTCTAATCAAGTAGAGTTTTATAAAGAAAATACTGTAGTAAAGGATGCATTAGTTTTTATTAAAAACAGACGTCTAGATACAGCTGTTAACAAACCTAAGGCATTGTGGGTAAGTTTAACTGATTATACCCACAAAAACAGGGTAGTGTTTCCTTTTTATAGTCCAAACGAATTAGCTAAAGTAGAATTTTATCAAACTAGAGCTCTTTATAAAGAAGATGAAGACAGAGCTAAGTACCTGTCCAAAGCTAATTCAGATAAAGGTATTTTTAATATAGATAAAGTTAGTGCTGATATAGACTATATATTCTTACAAGAAGGCCCTATTGATGCTATGTTTTTACGCAACAGTGTAGCATTAGCTGGTATACATCCTACAGAAGAACAATTAGATCGTATTACTACATTGTTCCCTTTTCATAATATTGTTTATGTAATAGATAATCAATGGATTGATAGTACTTCTTATAAAGTAACTAAACAATTACTTGATAAAGGTAAATCAGTATTTTTATGGCCTAAAGAACTTAAAGACTATAAAGATTTAAATGATGTATGTGTATCTTTAAAAAGAGATGAAATTAAATGGGGATTTATAATTAAGCATACCTATACTGGTATGAAAGGTTTATTACAATTTTCACAGATTAAATGCAAACAAAATTAATAGCAGTCACACAACCAAGACGTTTAACAGATACAGCACCAGGTGGGTGGGTAAAAGACTTTACACCAGAAGAGTTTATTGTTTATATTGCACGGGTTAGTAACCCTGCTAATCAAATGAACACTGAAACTGGTCCTAAGTTGTTAAAATATCTTATTAATCATAAACATTGGAGTCCTTTTGAACATGTATCATGTACTTTTCAAATAACTACATCTCGTGCTATTGCAGCTCAAATACTAAGACATCGTTCGTTCACGTTCCAAGAATTTAGTCAACGTTATGCTCAAGTAACAAGTCTTGAACCTATTGAATGGCGTAAACAAGGTAAAACTAATAGACAGGTAGGAGATGAACCTGTTACATTATCTGAACATTTACAATTTACTATAGAACAATTACAGATACATATTAAAAATACATATGAACAGTTAGTAAAAGAAGGTGTAGCTAAAGAGGTTGCTCGTATGATATTACCACTTAATACACAAACTACTATTTACATGACAGGTACATTACGTAGTTGGATTCATTATCTTGAATTACGGTGTGAAGAGAGCACTCAAAAAGAGCACAGACTTATAGCTTTAGACATAAAAAAACGTCTCGAAGAAGAATTTCCAGAGACGTTTAAGGGTTTAAATGAAATTAACGTACTGTAGTTGCGTCTTTGACTTTCTTTTGAGAACCAATAACAACTGATTTAAATACTTCAGCTAAACCGCGAAGATTTTCAGCTAACTTAGTAATGCGTTTTTCTTCACGACGTACAACACCACGGAATGGAATTGAATTTTTTAATTCAAGCTGATTGATCTGAGAGTTAAGACTTTCTGGTCCTGTATCATTAACGAAATAAGCCATGTCTTCTAGTTTCTTAATCCAGTTCATAGCTGCTTCAACCCCTGAAGCATCTACTTTTAATTGTGGATTATCATCTACATTAAAATCATCTGGGTTAGTATTCTTATCTAAGGAAGCTTTCCAAGCTGCTTCATCTCCAGCTGTATCATCTGCTGGTGCTTCTGGAGCTGGTGCTGGCGTTGGTTCATCACCAACAGCTTCTTTCATAGCTACTTTTGTTGCAATTGCACCACGTATATCTTTACCGTATCTTTTTTCAATATCCTTTTTAGGTAGACCTTTAAAAATCTTATTACGTTCTTTCTTCTCACCTGGGGTCAATTTTTTTTCTGTAACAGCTTTTTTACCTTCAATTTTATCAGCTGTCTTTTTTGACATCTTAACAGGTACAGTCTTACCGTCAATAGTAGCTGTTTTCTTTCCTTTTTCAGCAGCGTCTGCTACTGCTTTTATGAACTTGGTTTCGTTTTCTTCGTTTAACGTTTTTAAAAATGTATTTGCAAACTTTGACATAGTTAATAATACTTAGCAAATCTATTTGAATTTCTATAAAAACACATTAAAATACTCTTATGTCTAAAGCACTTGTTATATTATCAGGCGGAATGGATAGTACTGTATTACTACACCATGTAGCTAAAACCCTTAATTACAATGAGATTTATGCAATTACATTTAATTATGGCCAGCGGATTATTCGAGAAGTTGAATGTGCTAAGTTTCAAGCTAATGCTTGTAATGTAAAAGAGCATAAGATTATTAATATGGATTTCTTTAGGGATATATCTACTATGTCTGCTTTGACTAATACTAATCTAAAGATACCTAAAGCTAGAGAAGATATTGGAAATGCTCAACCTTTAAGTTATGTACCTTTTAGGAATTTATTACTTTTGACTACTGCTGCTGGTTGGGCTGAAAGTATAGGTACTGAAGATCTGTTTTACGGGGCTGTAGAAACAGATGACTTTAGTGGTTATTGGGATTGTACTTCAATGTTTTTAGAGAAAGTAAACAACATATACGGTCTTAACCGCAAGTTTGCAGTTAAGGTAAATGCACCGTTTATGTTTAACTCAAAGAAAGAAGTTATTGAGAAAGGTATTAACTTACAAGTAGACTTTAGACAAACACATACTTGTTATGAAGGTACTGACCCGGCTTGCGGAGAGTGTGTATCTTGTGCAGCTCGTATTAAAGGCTTTATTGATAATAAAGCTATTGATCCTATTAAATACTCCAAGAACATCCCTTGGTCGCAATACAACTGTAAAGAATTAACTTACCTTTAATATATGTGCGGTATAGCAGGATCTAATAATAAAGAAAAAGCGTTTAAGTTATATCAAAGTAACTTAAATAGAGGGTTCTATAGTTCCGGCGCTATAGCTATTGAAGAAAAGAGTCAATTCTGGCTTACATATAAACGATCAGGTCAATTTAGTGAACCAGTTTGCGATAAACCAGCTCTATATTACCTCTATCATTCTCGCGGACCAACTGTTGAGACCACGAGTTATGATATTAATAACAATCATCCTTTCTTTTATGGAGATTGGATAGTGTCTCATAACGGTATTATTAGTAATTTTAAAGAACTTTGTGAAGTATATTTTTCAGGAGAGAACTTTACAGGTAAAACGGATAGTTGTATTATACCACGTTTACTTGAAATTAAACCTACAATTACTAGTGCTTTAGAAGAACTTAAAGGCACGTTTGCTGTATGGATGTATAGTATTAAACAAAGAAAAACTTATATAGCACGTAATGCGAGTACGTTGTTTGCTAATGTAGACAATGGAGATTTTTCATCTACTGAATTTGAGGGAAGTACTTCATTAAAGCAAGGCACTATATATGATATAAACAATTATAATTGTATAGTACCAGTGGCAGAATTTAAATACAATTCCCCGTATTTTGTATTCTAAATATATGCATGCCTAGAAGAACAACACCTGAAAGAAACACCGCTATTGATTATATTAACAGAGATATTGTAAACGTAAAAGAAGATTTACATAATATTAGTAAGATTGTTAGAGATGGTAATGGACATCCGAGTATAATGCAACAAGTTGCAACTCTACAGAACGATATGTCTCATTTAAGAGCAGAAATAGATGGTAGATTTAATGAAAATAGGGATTTACTGTTAGCTCATTATGAAGAACTACACAATACGCTTAATAATTGTGCAATTAAACATAATGAAAAACAGAAACTACACTGGCATCTACAGACGGCTATATGGGTTGCATTAATCGGCAGCTTAACAGACCTTGCAGTACATTTTTTCGGAAAATAAGTAGATTTATTATTAATATATCTTATACTGTATACACATGAAGGGCATACAGTTAACTATAGAAGAAAAGCAATTATTAATTGAGGCATTATTATTTAGTGCATCTGTTGATGTATGTGCTGAATGGACCAATAAACATAAACATGTAATATTGGAATTAGCTAATAAATTAAACGATAAAGACATTAAACTCGATAATATATACTTCTTTGATGAAGGCCCTTACGATGATGATAAGACGATTAAGATGTTAGCTGAAAACTTCCCTAACATACCACGTGAACATTTTACTATTGACTAATGAACGTTTATATTGGTTTCTGTTCTCCTGATGCATCTACACAAGATATACAAAAACGCTTAGGGGAGTATAATGTTTATAATAGTGCTCAACTAGATAAAGTAACAGATATTTTTCCTCACTTCTCTAATAAAGAAAGTATAGCAAAAGTATACAATAGATTATTAAACAATAAAAAAGATGAAGATTGTATACTTGTTTTAATGCATGATGATGTAGTTATTACTGATAAAAATTGGATAGATAAACTTCACCAAGCGCTTGAAAAATATAATGTAGTAGGTTTAGCTGGTGGAAGTAATGCAGTTGTGAGAGAGCCATGTTTATGGCATATTATGTGCCCTAAAGAAACTCACAGTGGTACGGTAGGTCATCATATGGATAAAAGAACATTTAAAACTCACTTCGGTAAAACTGGTAGAGTTTTGCTATTAGATGGTTTATTTCTTGCATTTAACCCTAAAAAAATATTTAACGCTGGTGTTAAGTTTGACGAAACATGCGACGCAAAATATCATTTTTATGACATTGATTTTAGTTTAACATGTAATAAAGCTAAATTAAAACTCGGCACATATAATATTGATGCTATACATGCATCTCCAGGATTAAGAACTTACACAAAAGAATGGTTAGCTGGACAAGATTGGTTTAGAAATAAATTTAACCGTGGAGAATATTAAAATTTATAATAACATAATACTATGATCATTACAGACCAGAAAATATATAACGGCGATTTTATTCACAAGCGTTTTGCTTATAAGTACTTTAGAGATAAAGTACTACCGATTGGTAATATCGTTTCTTTCGTGGCCCCAGTAGAAGTAACTATTAATCTTATTGATTTAGAAGACTCTCTAGAGAAAGACTATATCTATAGTGATTCTATGGTAAATTTTTGTTGGGAAATTCCTAATCTAGACCCATTTGGTGCAGTATGTTTTCAGCGCCTATTTAATACAGCAATTGCTAATATATTACATAAAACTATTAACAAACCCATCGAAATGAAGGGCGATGATATTATGATACACGCTGAACACAATCAAGGTGGGGTGCATCAAACTAAAGGTAAGGCTTCAGTTAGTATTACATATTCTAAAGAAAACATAGCCATTGGACATACAGGAGTAAACATTACGGCTGGTAAGAACGCACCTGCATTTGCATTTAGTACTAACTTAACACCTGAACAAGCTACAAAGTTCCAGAATGATGTTATTGATACGTTTTATTCTATGGTAGACAATATTTTTGTAGCTACTACTAAAGTAATTGTTTAATGTTTGCTTATTTAAATAAGATATTATTTAAAACTAAGACTCCGGACTCTTCTAACGTACAAGAAGATCCGGAGTTTCAACCTTATATGGTTCAGCGTTGGTGTTCTATGCATTCATCAGAAGCAGCAACGTTTGTAAATAATACAAGTAACCGGGTTTGGTCTTCTTTAAATGATAAAGAACACTGGTTTAAATATCTTTATGGTATCTTGCCACAATATAAATTTTCGAGAGTAAACTATATAAAAAAGAAAAAAGAAGATAATAAAAACAGTAAAGACAAAGAAACAGTATTAAAAATCGCAACATCTCTTGAAATATCAAGCAGAGAGCTAAATCAGTATATGGAACAATTTAATTTAAAATTACCTAAGGGAGATAAAAATAATGAATGATTTTTATATATTTGATGATTTCCTAACTATAGAAGAGCAAGATTATATTGAAAATTACTTAACAGTTAATACTAAAATATGCTGGAAATTTCTAGACGACATTACGTACCCTACTACACATAATAAAAAAAGGCTTATAACAAAGTATACACCAGCTATTATGTTGCAGATTTTTAACCCAAGTAAAAATGTATTGTACCAGGAAGTTTTAGATAATGTTATTAAAATACTGTTTAAAAGCTGTAAAAAAATTAACATTACACCAAAAGAAGTATTGAATGTGCGTAGTTTTATAAGTTTTCCTTTAATTAAATCTACCCCACAAAAATATAATAACCCACATGTTGATTTACACACTCCTCATATGGTATGTTTATATTATGTAAACGATACAGATGGAGATACGTTTTTTTTCGATAAAACATTAAAAGATGTAGATATGGAAAAATATAAAGATACAAAGTTTGAAGTACTAAACCGTGTTACCCCTAAAAAAGGACGGGTTGTAATTTTTAATGGCGAAAGGTACCATGCAAGCTCTGATCCAACTAAAAATATACGTTGTATTGTAAATTTTGATTTTACTACATAAGTTGAAATAAACAAATTTTAAGTAAATTATTACTATATAACATTATGGCAAACAATAAACAAGCAAAATTCGAAAGAGCAGTAAACAATTTAAAGGTAACTGATAAAGAAAAGGATAAAATACTAGAAACAAATGAAGCAATAGATACTAATTTAACTAAAGGATTAGTACGTCTTGAAGAATATACTAGTAGTGAACTTAATTTACAGGGCTGGAAGTTAACAGCTGTATTAGATGATATTCTTATGTGTCAGTATGTAGACATTAATGAAGATGGTACAATGATAAAAAGAGGCGATTTGTGGGTACCTATTAATGCTGTTAACCAAGCATGGCGTGTAGCTAAAGTGTTGCTTGCTGGTCCACGCGCTAAGGTTAAACCAGGTCAACATATTATATTTCCAAGTACGTTCGGATTGAAAGCGAGTAATATAAATAATTTAAGACATATTGTATTTTTAAATGAAGATAGAATATTTGGCATAGCAAATCCCGAATGAAGTTATCCCAGTCATCATTAACAGCACTTTTAAATAAGAACGCCGTAGAACTTAAGTTTCTACGGCGTCGTCCTATGGCTGGAGATCAACCCACCCGTAGAATGTTAGCTACTAATGATACAATACTTTTAAACAGTATAGAAGGTAGAACAGCATTAAACTTTAGACCAGCAACTGGTCAACTCAAATTTAACCCGCAAGCTAAAGGGCTAGTACTTACTTGGGATATCTTTATGCAAGATTATAGACTAGTACCTTGTGAGTCGGTTGATATAGTAAGCGTTATACCTACAACACCACCAGATGAGTTCTGGAAATATTTCAATACTGTATTAAGTAAGATGACTGCAACTGACAAGATGCGGTTTATGGATAAATAAAAATGATTACAGTACTCGACAATCATCTTAAGCAATACTTTCAAAAAGACGTACAAATTACATTAAAGAATAAACCTTATAAAAAAGGTAAATTAATTAATTTTAAAGTATCTGGTTGCTATATTTCATTTATATTGTTAACTGAAAAGAAAAGAGAGACATTTGAAATACCTTTTCCGTATAACATAAAGATGGTGAACAATAAAACATTGTTTGATTACACATTAGAATCTTTATCCGAACAGGATTTTGACATGTTAATTAGTTTAAAAACAGTTACACAAGTCAAAAATTGTAAGTTCTATAATACAACTCTTTCAATTATTTCATTGAACTAATTGTAAATAGAGTTATCATTTAAACAAATGATACTCTCTAAACCATTGTTAGAATACTTCCCTCCCGGTTATAAGCCTAGACCTGGCCAGGTTGAAGTTATAAACAAGATTGAAAAGTTTTTGTTATCTAACAAGAAGTTTTGTTTTTTACATGCACCTACAGGTTCTGGTAAATCTCATATAGCTGAAACAATTGCTAGTGTAACCTCTAAAGCAAACCCGAAGTATGCTGAATTAGTAAATACGTATTTAGCTTATGATAAAGAGCAATACGAAGATTTGCAGTTAATGTATAAACCACACGGTTCTTTTACATTAACTATCAATAAACAATTACAAGATCAGCATAAAAATCTTTTTAAAAATATATCTATATTTAAAGGTAAAGGTAATTATCGGTGTACAGTGGACGAAAGTTTTAATACACAGATAGCACCATGTACTATTTCATATATTCAAAAAAAGAAATGTTTAGATAACAACAGTTGTCCGTATTATACAGCTCGTAACAATGCACTTATTGAGCCTAATACTGTTTTAAATTATGCCTCTTTCTTTAACTTACCTGATCATCTTAAGAAGAGAGAAATTCTTATTTGTGATGAAGCTCACGGTTTAGAAGATGAAATAGTAGGTAATTTCACAACTATTGTAAATTATAAAAGTTTAAGCTATAACGGAATAGACATTAATAAACTTACATCAGATAAGCCTAATGATGCTAGAGCTTGGTTGACTGATTTGTCTGAAGAGTTAAAGGAAGTTATTTCATCTAAAGCAAATAAATCTAAGTTTATAGACAATAAAAAAGAACTTGAAATGCAGCATTATCGAGCTGAATTAAAAGATTCAGTAGATTACACATTAGCGCATTGGGATGTTGTACAGTATATTGTTGAAGACACAATAGATGACCGTACAAAAGGTATTACAGGTAAAAAGTTTACACCTGTAAAAATAGATAAACTAACAGGTTGTTTGTTTGGTTATGCAGAAAAGATTATTTTAATGAGCGCTACATTTATAGATATAAAAGTTATTGCTCAAACTTTAGGCATTAAATCAGATGAATATGATATTATAGAATTAGAATCTACTTTTGACCCTAAAAAAAGCCCGATTAAATTTGTTACAAAATATCCTTTAAATTATAAAACGATGAAAGAAAACCTTCCACATGTGTTGGAAGTTGTAAAGTGGATCGTAGACCAACATAAAGGACAAAAAGGTGTAATACATACTCACACTAAAGCTTTAGCTTTAGAATTACAAAAAGTGTTAAAAGGAGATCGGTTTTTGTTTAGAGAAGAAGGTACTGAAAACGCAGAGATTATTAACGATCATAAAACAAGGTTAAAAGAAGATACAGTTATAATTAGCCCATCAGTTACTACTGGATTGGATTTACCTGGCGAGTTAGGCGAATGGCAAATAATATTAAAATTACCTTACCTACCACTTAAAGATCCTAGAGTAGAAATAATGAAAAAAGAGTATCCTAATTGGTATGTCATGAAAATGCTTACAACTTTAATACAAGCTTGTGGTAGATGTACTAGAAATGAAAAAGACACTAGTGTAACATATATTGTTGATGGATCTATAAAAGATGTATTAATGCAGCATATGAACCGGTTACCTAAATACTTTCAAGATCGTATACAGTAAGTATATAGGTGCAGAACTACACATACCATTGGGAAGTAAAGGATTTATTAACACAATTCTTACAGGCATTTGACGGTGCTATTGTAAAGAGGTATGATAATAGTCGTAATGCTGGTAATAATGTAGCAGTTCGGTATGTTTATGCACCAAAAGAAAGGGTATTACACGATTTAGTTAATAAAGCGCAACACTTTACATTACCTGCAGTTGCGTTTTGGATTAGTAGTATAAGCAGAGATCCTACTAGAGTTTTTAATAAGCTTGAAGGTCAATTTTTAGTTAACAAGCTAGCTGGTGCGTATGATAGTGCTACAGCTGCAAGTAACTTACAACCAGTACCTGTTAATATAGAAGTAACAGTATCTATATTAACTAAGTTTCAAGAAGATATGGATCAAATTTTAAGTAATTTCGTTCCGTATAATGATCCTTATTTTATTATTTCTTGGCAAAGAGACGGAATGGCAGGTATAGAGATTCGTTCTGAAGTTTTATGGTCAGGTAGTTTAGCTATGACTTACCCGACAGAACAGTCGCCTGATAAAACATTTAGAGTGTCTTGTGATACAGGCTTTACAATTAAAGGTTGGTTGTTTAAAGCAGATGCCAATCCAGTAGGTAGAATATTTAAAGTTGATAGTAACTTTTATGCTGTATCAGGCACACCTACCCTAGAAAATGTAGACTATTTAACAAACCCAGAATACACAGAAAACTTTACATTATCAGCTATACCAACAATACCATTTGTAGACAGATGGTTGGCGCCTATATCTTTATCTGGTGCTATTAATATGTACGGTACTGAATTAAATTATACTAATAATGTGTATCTCAGTGCTAACAACAGAATGTTCGGTACTACCACCACATTTAACCCATTTTCTGCTTCTCATAGTTTATCAGCAAGTTACCCTGCATTAACGGGTGTTGTACCTGCTTTAACCTATTATATTAACAGTAGTAATATGTTACAGGTAATTTACCCTGCACCTTCTGCTTTAGGTAATTTTGATATTATAGTAGCTAACGAAGCAGGTTATACGTTCTTAACTAAGAGTGCGTACAATGCTACATATACAACCCAATTCCCGTACGTTTCGGGTATACAAGTAATTACATAACATGTCACTTATTACTTCTGGTCTAGTTAATCAGTTAGATGCTCATACCTTATTAACAGCTGGGTATGTAAATGGGCAGAGCCTCATTTCTGCTCAATTACCTGATAATATAAGCTCCAAAGGATGGTCTGGAGATGGTTATAGTATAAACTTTTCTGTATCAGGTAGCCCGTACGGTGGACCTTGTATAGTTTTTTCACAAGGTACTTTAAGACAGAACAATTTATTTGATTTCTTAAATTACACTAATATGTCAGTAATGATTGCTGCTACCCGTACCGGGCCTAGCTGGACAGGTACTTGGATGGGATTATATAGTATGCAGTACAATCATGCTAAAGCTGGTATAACTATATTAGCTATTACAGATAATTACTATCAAGGAAGCTTTAGTGGTTGGGGTACATATAACGATACCAATACTGTACAATCTACAAGTGCAATGAGTTTAAATACTCCAATTATTGTAGGTGCAGTTTGCAGTAATAATTCATCTGGAACGTTTTATACAAATTCTACACAAACAGGTATATTTCCATCCAGTAAAGTGAACAACTATTATGGATTAGGCGGATTAACATCTCAAAAAGAGTTTTTTGTAGGAAATGTGTACGAGGTGTTAGTTTATAATAGAGCGTTAAGTGCTTCAGAGGTAACTTCTAACGCACAATATTTAAGCAACAAATGGTTTACACCAACCACTTCCGGTCGCACTTGGGCAACTGATACAGATCCTTGGTATACTGCAACTTATACCTGGGCTAACGCATAAATATTATAAACATGGCTATTACATACACCCCGATACTTTCAACAGATTTAATATCAAATAGTTATGTAACTATTAATAATAATTTTGCTACTGTTACTACAGCATTTAATACAGGAAGTGTTTCTGGTTATTCTGGTTATTCTGGAGCAACTGGTGGAAATGGCGCACAAGGCAACACAGGCGTGTCTGGTTACTCTGGTATAAGCGGTTATTCTGGTATATCAGGTTTTAGTGGATATTCTGGTTGGTCCGGTTACAGTGGTATAAGCGGTTATAGTGGTTCTGGTTATAGTGGTTACTCCGGTCAAGGCTCAATAGGTCCTAATGGAGCATCAGGTTATTCTGGCATATCTGGTTATAGTGGTATTAGTGGTTCTAGCGGTTATTCTGGTTATTCTGGATCTCCAGCAGTTGGTTTAACACTATACCCAACGTCTTCTGCTTCAGAGTTTAGTGTATATTACGGGTTGTTTAGTACAACACCAGCTACAGGTACTTCTACATCTTATCCGTATAATTTAAGTGCTAACGAACAACTTGGAACGTTAGGTCAGGTAGTTACTCAAATAAACAGTCCTGATATAACATTAATCAGTCAAGGTACATGGACATTTAATTGTTATTATGCCCTTTCTGGTACTAATGTTAATGCTACGTCAGCTGTAACATTAACTCATTCAGTTTATGACAGAACGTATCCTGGCGGAACAGAAACATTATTATTTTCTGCTACTGGTAGTGCATTAACACCTACACCGTTTGGTACTCCTCTGTTACAATCAGTAATGTATAATATTTCTAGCCCTATAGCTCTTAATTCTAATACAGATAGATTAGTATACAGAGTGTTTGCAAGTACTGGTAGTAGCTTACCTGCTACAGTTGGGTTTTATTATCTAGGTAATCAATATTATAGTAATGTACAGACAGGTATATATCAAGGAGCAGTAGGTATTTCAGGTTATAGTGGTTATTCCGGTGCAGGTATTTCAGGTTATTCTGGTATATCCGGTTATAGTGGTAATGCTGGTATATTTGTTAACTCCGCAAAAAACGCTGCTTACACCCTGCAAGTTACTGATACTGGTAGTCTTATTAACCTAACATCTACTGGTACAGTAATAGCAATACCGATATCTACATTTAACGCGGGTAATTTAATACACATTTATAATAATACTTCTAGCTCTCAAACTTTATCAGCTGCATCTGGTGTTACTTTAACACTGGATGGTACGGCTACTACTGGTAATCGAACAATAGCTCAACACGGTTTTTGTACTTTAATGTGTGTTGGGTCAAATTCATTTGTAGCATCCGGTCCAAGTATAAGTTAACTATATAGTAGCTATTACAAAAAGCTAGTTTATAATACAACTCTCAACGATAAATATATCTAAATGGCAGACAACGTACAACCTAATTTCTTTACTAAAACTTTTAACAACTTTGTTAACAAGTTGCCATACAACAGTAATGTACAGACCATTAATGATATCCAATCATTAAATCCAAAGTTCGAAACATTTTATAAGGTTGGTAGCTCTGCTAAAGAAAGAATCTACAAACAAGCTGTTTCTACAGCTCAAGAGTCAATTGCAGTGCCATCATTAGATGGTATTGTTATTAATAAAGCATATCATGATTATCTTTATGCTTTAGTAGACACAGATAAACCAAAACGTTTAGCTGATTATCGAGTAATGGCTTCTTATTCAGAAATAAGTCACGCACTAGATGAAATATGTGATGAAATGTTGGTTAAAAACGATAAAGGTAAATATGCTACGTTAACAGTTTCTGAAAGTAAAGATCAAGTTATTGCAGGAGAGTTACAAAAGAACTTTCAGCATATTTGTGAATTATTTAATTTTGAGAATAAAGGTTTTGAATATTTTAGAGCAATATTAATTGACGCTGAAATATATTTTGAAAATGTAATAAACGAAAAGAAAAAAGATGCTGGTATTATAGGTATTGTACAGATACCTACAGAGCATGTTAACCCTATTTACGATAACGTACAAAATATGCTTATTAAAGGGTTTATGTTACGTAAACCTGTTATCGATAAATCTGCAAATAATCGTTATTCAGCTAAACAAGAATTAATTCCATTAGAAAGACATCAAGTATCGTATTTTCATTCTCATGTATGGAATGAACATAAAACAATTCGTTTACCTTATCTTGAAGTAGCTCGTAGGGCATATAAACAATTAAGCTTAATTGAAGACAGTATTGTTGTTTACCGTTTAGTAAGAGCACCAGAACGTTTAGTATTTAAAGTGGATGTTGGTAATTTACCAGCTCCTAAAGCAGAAGCATATATTAAACGTTTAATGCAATCGTATTGGTCTCGTAGAACATACGATAACGATCAAGGTACTAACGTTAATGTGTACGACCCACAAAGTATGTTAGATAGTTACTGGTTTGCAAAGAGACCAGATGGTAGTGGTACAGACGTATCTGCTTTAACAACTAATGCAAGTTTAGGCCAGTTAGATGATTTAAATTACTTTGTTAAGAAATTATATAAAGCATTACGTGTACCAACAAGTCGTTTAGATCCTGAAGCTAAGTTCGCTGATGGTGCTGAAATCTTAAGAGAAGAACTCAAATTTGCACGTCTTATTATAAGATTTCAACGTCAATTTGCTTCCTCATTAAAGGAGACATTTATAACGCATTTAAAGTTAAAGGGACTTTGGGAACAATATAAACTCAAAGAATCTGATGTTCATATTAACTTTAACCCTCCAAGTTATTTCCACGTAGCAAGAGAAGCTCAAATACATGAGTTAAAGATGAAGTCCTTAGGTGAAGCTATTCAAACAGAAGCAGTATCTAAGTCATATGCTTTAAAGAAGTATATGGAATGGTCTGATGAGGAAATTAAGATCAATAGAGAGTGGATGAAAAAAGATGCTGCATTTGCATTCGAATTACAGCAGATCACCAACTCTGGCCCTAACTGGCGTCAATCTATACAACAAACTACAGGAGGCGGTGCAGGCGCTGGAGCTCCTGCTGGGGGCGGTGGAGGTGGCGGTGTCCCACCATCCTTTGGCCCGCCGGTGGGAGGTGGCGCTGAAGCTCCTGCTCCAGGGGGTGAGGCTGGCGCAGCTCCTGAGGCTGGCGCGGCTCCTGAGGCTGGTGCTGCCCCTGCAGCGACAGGTCCTGAACCTGTTGGCGGAACACCAAGTGCTTTACCAAACGCTTGAATAAGTTCATAAATTAACCCATGAAGAACATTGCAGGTTCTTGATCTTCCTGCTTATTGTTCAGTAATTGGTCTTCTAACTTTTCTTTTTCCGAAACACCTTGAGACATTAAAGTCTCGTATTGTAAGGTACCACTACCAAACAACTGAGTACCTCCAAATTTACCACGAGTATTAGCTATATTAATTTTTATTAAAGCTTTTGCATACTCCATTACCCAACGCTCTTTAACTAAATCTTTTATCGGACGTTCCATTCTACAAGCTACAGTAGCCCAATACCTATCTTTACCTGTTTGTGCAGGATCAGGTAATATACGTAAAACCTGTGTACGAGGGTCAAATCTAAAATAAGGTTGCTGTGCAAATACCTTTTCTCTGGTCTTTAACCAATCTTTTAAAATGTGCCATGAAATAACGTCAAAGGCTTTACTACCTAAAGAATACGCAAAGTGCATTTGTTGGGCCATTGATTGTTCAATAGTAAACAGAGTATTAACACCGTTATTAGTACCAACTGAAAATGAAGTAACATCAATTACTTTTCTATAATCATTCATATCTACATCAAAACCTGATTGAAATGTAGAACTTAAAGCAGATACCTCAGGATTCAAGGTATTATTAATAAGAGTATCCATCTTAATACCTTGTCCAAACGTATAAAGGTTACTATCAAATACAATCAACTCTTCAGTACCAGGAGTAAACTTTGTATACATTTCAATAGCATAAGCAATAGCATCATAAGAAGCTACACAAGCTATTTCAAGATTAATTACAGGTGCACCTAATTGAAAAAAGATACGCTCAGCAAGCATATCATAACTTTGAATCCTACTATTAAGATTTGTAGAAAGGAAAGCTGCTGGACCAACTGTACTATTAGGGTTCGCCATATACCCTAATACTTACATTAACTACAATAATTTTAGTAATGTATCCAATACTTCTTGAGCAGTAACAAACGCTTCTTTTTTATAATCACATTGCTCCCACAACCAGTATTGCTTTTCTCTCAAATATGACCTACTCTTTAACATATTAATGTTACGAGTATATCCAAAAATCTTAGGGTCCGATTGTGCAAATATAACAATACCTCTCTGTAGTTTATAATAGGCACACATATGTTGCAAAAAGCTATCTACAGAAATCCAAGTACCACTTTCTTTAATTAAATCTCTAATTTCAAGTAATTTTAAGTTTTGTTTAAAATCAGTTACACCCTCTATAGGTTTATCTTTAGTAGAGCCTATTTGAACAACTTCAATGTTGTTTGCAACCATTAATGCAACTAACTCTTTCCAGTATGGAAAGTTTTTAGGGTTTTCATTACCGTTGCGTAGTGCTTGTGCAAATGGACTTATTATTACTCTTGACATATTATTAAGCGTAAGCCTCTCTATAAGCTTCAGTTAAAGTTTTTTTCCAGTTCTGTGCATCCATCCAGGCATATATATTGTACTCTCCTACATTAACTAACCCGCTACATTCAGCTAAGCTTATTACTTGTACATCTGTTTCATCTATAAACACTTCAGGGTAACAAGCCCCTAGAACAAGCTTATAGCCTTTATATTTCTTTTTTATATCAGGTAAAGCTCCTCTAAAAGCGTAATGATCTCCAATACCTGAATCTAGAGGTATTACTTTAACCTTTGTAGGTGTTACTTTCCATTTTTTAAAATATTCTAGAAAAATATCTTCATCCTGTTTAAACAACTCAGCGTTAGTATGACTTCTAATACCACCAGCCCCGTAACGCATATGCCAAGTCTTAATACTAGTATCAACAAGTAATTTCCAACCTTTACGTTTCATTTCATACGTAAAAATAGTTTCTTCTCTGTGACCTACTTTAGAAAGCTTTAAATCGTAGCCGTGCTCAGCAGCAGCTTTACGAAATAAAAACGTACTACCCTGTAAGTGATCTACTTCTATTACACTTGCTATATTAGTGTCCCGCCACTGTATATTAAGCCCTAAAAAAATATCTTCTATTTTATTAGAAGCAAGAGGGTGCTTAATGTCGTTTTTAGGATCTAATATTAAAGGACCTACAGCACCTATTTTATCATCGCTTGTAGCTCTATTATACAAGTCCTGTAGAGTATTAGGTTCCATTATATTATCATCATCTAAACGCCAAATCCACTCTGTCTTAGCGTCTTGTAATGCGCGCTGGTGGTTAAATATTTGACCCCTTCTTTCCCCTACAGTAATTTCCCAGTTAATACCGGCTTTATTAAGTAGAAGAAATAAATTTTTATAAATCTCATTCTCTCTTAAATCTTCTAACGTGTCATTATCGTCATATATTATAACCCTACTTGGCTTGAGAGTTTGATTGGCTAGAGAAGTCAATACTAACGGTAAAGTAGTATGAAACCTATTCTTAGTGGATAGAGTAGCTGTTACATTTTCTGTTATCATACTTTATTTGCTAAAAAAAAGATTCTATTATTATCAGCCCATTGTATACTAGTACTACTAAAACCATTTTTAGTAACTAAGTCTATTATAACTTGATGTATTGGTTCAGGCATTAACATTATTAACTTACCGTTTTTCTTTAAAACTCTATACCATTCCTTAATATAATCAGTTAAATTATTAGCAGGTATTTGAGCTATAGTATCTACAAGCGCTATTTCTTCAACAGTTCCATTTTCAAAATCTAATTTATTCCATGCAGATAATACATCACTATATTTGCTTGTATCGTGAACTCTTATATGAAACGGTAATGCACTACTATTATCTGGAGTTAAATGTAATTTAATATTTTTGTTATGTCGTTTTAGGTTAATTAAACTGTTTCGCTTAAAAGTTATATTACTATAATTTTCTACATTTTCGAAAGTACCTTCAGCATAATGGTAAATTGGGAAACTACCAGCATAAATTTTAGCATCTTTTTTAGTTAATGTGTTATTTGGTACAATTTCGATTTTATAGCCTAATCTTTGTGCTTTAATACAGAAGTCAATATCCTCCCCGCTTCCAGGTGAAAATATTTCATCTAAAAGACCGACTTGTAAAAAAGTTTTTCGTGCAATCATTGCACAAAAGAATACTATAAACTGAGATTGAGTAATTTTATCATCTAGTCTTAACGGGCCGGTTACCCCCATTTGAGGATCTCTTTTGAAAGGTTCCTCTAATATATCTAACCATGCATTTACAGGAGAGTCTAGAATAACAGTATCATTATTAAGAGGTATAATATATTCCCCTACTGCTACTTTTAACCCTAAATTAGTAGCTTTCGTATATCCAATACCATCTTTTTCTTCAATAAGTTTAATATTAGGGTACGTAGCTGTAAGTGATTCAACGTACTCTTTTGTATTATCAATACAGCCATTAGCTACTACTATTACTTCCGTTATATTTAAATCCGTATACTTAATAATACTTTGTAAACACGGCTTAAGAAAATCCTCAAGATGGTTATAAGTCGGTATTATTATGCTATACTTTATATTCACAATGTTTTATATTATAAAAAACCTGGGAAAATGCAAGAGCTGGCATAAATAATATAATAAAGTATGCTTCTTAAACTTATAACCCAAGCCCCAATTACAGAAGGTCTTGATTACCTTATTGAAGAGGGCAGTAAAGACAAACCTTCCAGTCTTTATGTTACTGGTGTATACATGGTTGCTGAAGAAAAAAATCGCAACAACCGTATCTATAGCCGGGAAGAAATGGAAAAGGAAGTAAAGCGCTACAATGAAGAATTTGTTACAAAGAACAGAGCGCTTGGGGAATTAGAGCACCCACAAAGTGCTACTGTTAACAGTGAGCGTGCTTGCCATCTTATTACAGAATTAAGAATGGATGGTAATAAAGTAATTGGTAAAAGTAAAGTTCTTAACACCCCAATGGGACAAGTAATGAAAAGTCTAATATTAGACGGGTTCCACTTTGGTATGTCTTCCAGAGCTCTTGGCACATTAAACAATAAAGATGGTGTCAATTACGTAGAGAACATGAAACTTATTACAATTGACGCAGTAGCTGATCCTTCTGCTCCAGGCGCATTTGTTGATGGTATTTTAGAGTCCAAATCATTCGTTTTAAACAAAAATGGCACATTTGAAGAACTATATGATGAATTTGGCAGTAAAGTAGCTAGTTTGCCACGCAAAGATAAGGATCTTTATCTAAGAGAGCAAATTATAAAATTTATTAACGGAATTAAATAACATGAATAACAAGAAAAATGTAGCTGACTTCATTAGCAGTGTTGCTAATAATAACTATAAAGCCGCTGATAAAGCTTTGGCTGCAGTAGTTAATGAGAAACTATTACAACGTATCAAGCAAGTAGACCAAAAGCTTGCTAGAAAAAAATAACAACTTTTGGATTTTAATCCCTTAATTTTAACCTCAAATAGTATAAATATAATAATATGAGTCAAGACATTACTAACCTTTTAAAAGAAGCTACAAAGGACATCTTAACAGAAGATACCCTCAAAGCAATTGCCGAAGCTGTTGAAAAGAAAGCTGAAGAAAAAGCTCAGCTGGCCGTTGAAGCAGCTCTTGTAAAACAAGATGAAGAGTATGCTGATAAGCTTCAGAAGGTTCTAGAAGCTATTGATGCTGATCATTCACAAAAGCTTGATAAGATTGTTCTACGTATTGACGAAGTACATGCTGCTAAGTTCAAGCACGCCCTTAATGTTCTTGATGAAAGCAACACTAAGAAGCTAAAAGAAATTGTTGGTCTATATGAAAAAGCTATCAGTACTGAAGCTGAACAATTTAAGACTACCCTTGTAGAACAAATTTCTAATTACATTGAGCTTTATATTGACAAAGCAATTCCTGCACAGCAAATTCAAGAAGCTACAGAGAATGCACGTTCTCGTAAGATTGTAAACGAAATTAAACGTTTAGTAAGCCTTAGTGATGAATTCGTAAACGAAAACATTAAAGAAGCTTTAGTAGATGGTAAGAAACAAATCGATGAAGCAAAAGAACAAGTAGCTCAACTTCAAAAACAATTACAACTTGTTAATGAAAAAGCTCAAAACACTGAAAAGCAATTATTCTTAGAAAAGAAACTTGAAAACTTTCCAGTAGCTAAGAAGACATATATGCTAAGAGTACTTTCTGAAAAGAATCTACAATCCATTAAAGAAAACTTCACTTATGTTTCCGAAATGTTTGACAAGAAGGAAGCTGATGAAGTAGAAACTCTTAAAGAATCCGCAACAGTATTATCTGAAGGTGTAGATCATATAGCACCAAAAGAAGTAATTCAAGAATCAAAGTCTTATTCTTCAGCTGATGCAGATGAAGGTTCTAGTTATGTTGCAAAAGCATATGTTTCCGAATTCACTAAGAAACCTTATTAATAAATAAATCAGATTTTTTTATTAAGAGCCCCCAGAAATGGGGGCTTTTTTTATAAGTATATCTACACGTTGAAGTTCTGTTAATGAACTTGAGGTATTGTCAGTTTACAAAAAAATTATAAGTTATGAAATCAATTAAACCTTCACAATCTTACATCAACCAAGATCGTGCAGCAAGCCTTCTCAAGAAGTGGGCTCCGTTGCTCGAGCATGCTGATGAAGCAACTCCTGCTATTAAGGACGACCACACAAAGTTAAACACTGCTATTCTTCTTGAAAATCAAGAACAGTGGTGCTTAAATGAAGCAACTAACACTGCTGGTGCTGGGGGTTCCTTCGGTAATGCAGGTTCAATGGGCTTCGGTGGTAAGCCATCCAGTGACTTCTATGCTACTGGTGATGCTCGTTTACCAAAGATCCTCATTCCGATGATCCGTCGTACTTTCCCAGAATTGATCACAAACGAAATCGTTGGTGTTCAACCTATGAGCGGTCCAGTCGGTCTCGCATTCGCTTTACGTTATCGTTATGAGTCAGATCCACTCGGATCTACAGCTGTTGATAACGGCTACGGTTCAGCTTCAAACAGCCAGCAAGGCTGGACAAACACTTCAGATGGTACTGAAGCTGGTTGGAACTACTTAAACACCGCTTTCACTGGTACATCAGCTTCCTGGTTATCCGGTGGTGCTACAGCTGGTGGTTCAGAAGCTTTCTCAATGGTAGGTTACGATCAAGGTGTTGCTAATCTTTTAGCTAACTTTGAATTAAGCTCAAACATCCCTCAGATGGTTGTTGCTTTCGAAAAGACCGCTGTTGAAGCTGGTACACGTCGTTTAGCAGCTCGTTGGTCCGTTGAACTTGAGCAAGATCTCAAGAACATGAACGGTATCG